ATGTCGAACAAACTACAGTAAATTGGAGAGATAGTCTTCCAGATGATTTAAAAGAAGATCCATCACTCAAAACAATCCAGGATATACCAGGATTGGCAAAGAGTTACATTCACTCACAAAAAATGGTTGGTAAAGATAAAATTGTTTTACCAAATGAACATGCAACCAAAGAAGATTGGGATGATGTTTTTAATAAATTAGGTAGACCAGCATCAGCAGAAGAATATAAAATTGAAGGTGAAGCAACAGACTTAATAAATAATTTTAAACCAGTTGCACATACACTTGGATTAAATAATACCCAAGTACAAGAGCTTATAAATTTTTATAATACTGCACAAGAGCAAGCTACAAAAGATCAACAAATAGATGTTGAAACACAACGAGCTGAAGCAGAAGCAACTTTACGAAAAGAGTTTGGTAGAGCTTTTCAAAACAAAGTTGGTTCAGCAATGCGATTAGCGCAAACAGTTTTTACAAAAGAACAATTAGATAATACAAAATTAGCTGATGGTTCTACACTTGGTAACAATGTTGATCTAATAAAAGGTTTTGCAAAACTTGCAGATCAATTAGGTGAAGATAGACCTTTACCAAATCCGCAAGCAAACATTATGACACCAGATGCTGCAAGAGAAAAAATTGCAACATACATGGAACCTGGTTCACCGTATTGGAACAAGTCACATCCAAATCATCAAAAAGCTATTGATGATGTATTAAACCTTCGTGAGATTGCAAATGACACAGAAGGATGATAATTTATTTACAACGGAAGAACTTCGTTTAGAATGTGTAAGAATAATTTTTGATACTGGTTCAGAAAATCAAAAAAATGATTGGGTTTCCCACGCAGAAAATATTTTTGAGTGGGTTACGAAGGTAGCCGATAAACGGTCTTCAAAGACAGCTAGAAAGAAAGCAGACCAAAAGTCTTAAAATCCAAGACAAGTCCGCAAGGGTAGCTTGACTGATTGGTATAATTTTTAAAAACTTAATAAGGAGAACATAATGAGTTCACAAATTACAACAGCATTTGTCGAACAGTATAGTAACAACGTCACTATGTTATCTCAACAAAAAGGATCACTCCTTAGAGATAAAGTTGACAGTGAAACTGTACAAGGCAAAAATGCTTTCTTTGAACAAATTGGTTCTGTCGCAGCGGTAAAGAGAACATCCCGCCACGGTGACACCCCGCAAGCAGATACTCCGCATTCTAGGCGAAGAGTATCACTTGTTGATTATGAGTATGCTGATCTTATTGATGACCAGGATAAAATTAGAACACTAATTGATCCAACTTCATCGTATGCATTAGCAGCAGCTTATGCAATGGGTAGAGCTATGGATGATGAAATCATCGCAGCAGCGACTGGAACTGCGTTCACTGGCGTTTCAGGAGGTACTTCTACTTCCCTTCCAGGTGGACAAGCAATTACAGAAAGTGGTACTGACGGATTAACTATTGCAAAATTGAGAGAAGCAAAAAGAACTTTCGATCTTGCTTCAGTAGATCCATCTATCAAAAGATACATGGTTGTATCGCCACGACAAATTGATGACCTATTAGGAACAACATCTGTAACAAGTGCTGACTTTAATACAGTCAGAGCTTTGGTAACTGGTGAAGTCAATACCTTTATGGGATTTGAGTTTATCGTATCAAACAGATTGTCAATAGCATCTTCTAAAAGACTATGTTTCGCTTACGCAGCTGACGGTATTAAACTAGCAGTTGGTAAAGACGTTATGTCAAGAATTGATGAAAGAAGTGACAAAGGGTATTCTACCCAGGTTTACTACTGTGCATCATTCGGTGCAACTAGAATGGAAGAAGAAAAAGTTGTTTCTATCCAGGCACACGAAGCGTAGGAGGTAAATTATGGCAAGTGTAAAAGGTGCTAATATCACCAATATGGATGCTACTCCTATTGTAAAAGTAGACAGCGAAAATGCTGGTGGAAAAATGCGTGTCTTTCATGACACATTCGAAGCATCTTCCCTAGCATCAGGATCTGACATTACAATCGCAAGAATACCAAAAGCTGTAACTGGGTTAGGTCATAGAACAACAGCAGAAACAGATATACTAATTACAACTGGCGGTGCGTCAGCAACTGGTACTATCTTCTGTTGGGTGTACTATACAACTGAGTAAATAAGGAGAGAAGATGGCATCAGTAGTCGATATATGTAATTCAGCTCTTAATGCGTTAGGAGCTTCTACAATTATTAGCCTTACAGAAAATTCGAAGAATGCACGATTGTGTAATCAACGGTATGAACCTGTAAGAGATGCCGTCTTCCGTTCACATCCCTGGAACTGTTTGCAGAAAAGAGTTGAACTGGCAAAGGATACAACTGCACCAGTTTTTGAATTTTCAAATGCATACACATTACCAGCGGATAGTTTAAGAATATTAAAATCAGAAAATTCTAATTTATCTAATAATGAAAAATTTAGAATTGAAGGAAAAAAATTATTAACAAACGAAGACACAATTAAAATATTGTATGTGGCTAAGATAACAGACACAACACAATATGATACATCACTCATAGAAACACTCTCTGCAAAATTAGCTGCGGAGTTGTGCTATCCAATAACACAATCATCAACATTAATGGATCGTATGTTTGCTTTGTATGAAAGTAAATTAAAAGAAGCGAGATTTAATGATGCAACTGAAGGCACAGCTGATAATGATGTGCGTATCCAGGCAGATGATTTTCTTAATTCGAGGTTATAATGAAAAAAAAATTAACAAAAAAACAAATGAAGATTGCTCGTATGGCTGGCAATAAAAATAAAATAGATGCAGCTGATTTTAAAAAATTAAAACAAAAGAAAAAAAAGAAAAGATAAATGCCACGAAGCACATTCGCTTTTACCAACTTCACAGCTGGTGAATTATCACCCAGGTTGGATGGTAGAACAGATCTACAAAAATATTTCCAAGGTTGTAAAACTTTACAAAACATGGTGGTTCATCCTCATGGTGGAGCAACAAGAAGACCTGGTACAAAATTTATTGCTGAAACAAAAAGTAATGGTGAAGCAAGATTAATACCTTTTGAGTTTTCTACTACCCAAACGTATGTTTTAGAATTTGGAAATACGTACATGCGAGTGTACAAAGATGGTGGTCAAGTTTTAAACAGCGGTACTGTTGTAGAAATATCTACACCCTACTCTGCTGCTGAAGCAAATGAATTAAAATTTACACAATCAGCGGATGTATTGTACATAGTACATCCTTCACATCAACCACGAAAATTATCAAGAAGTTCACACACAAGTTGGTCACTAAGTTTATATGCACCAACAAACAATCCTTTTGGAAGTTCAAATAATTTTCCTAGTTGTGTAACCTTCTTTGAAGAAAGATTGGTTTTTGCTGGAACGAACAATGATCCACAAAAATTATTTTTTTCTAAAGCTGGTGATTTTGAAGATATGACTACTGGCACAAATGCTGGTGATGGTATGAGTTTTACTATTGGCTCTGATCAGGTAAATGCAATAAAATATTTAAAAGGATTACGAACATTACTTATTGGTACGGTAGGTGGTGAGTTTGTGGCAACAGCTTCTACTTCTGCTGAACCAATTACCCCAACAAACATACAAATAAAAAGACAAGCTGGGTATGGTACTTCTGATGTTGATGCATTACTTGCTGGAAACAGAATATTATTCGTACAACGAGCTGGTAAAAAAGTAAGAGAACTAGTTTTTGATTTCGATACAGATGGTTACATAGCACCAGATTTAACTTTACTGGCAGAACATATTGCTGGTTCAGGAGTTGGTACTGGTTTTACCAATTGGACCTATCAACAAGAACCAGACAGTATTGTTTGGGTCGTAAGATCTGACGGTGTGTTGACTGGTATGACTTATCAACGAGGTGAAAATGTTGTTGCTTGGCATCGACATATTCTTGGTGGTGCATTTAGTTCTGGCAATGCTGTTGTTGAAAGTGTGGCAGCAATAAGTAATTCTTTAGCAAGTTCAAAAGGTGAAGATAGCTTGTACATGATTGTTAAACGAACCATTAATGGTGGTACAAAAAGATATGTAGAAGTTATGCAGCCATTTGACTTTGCTGATAATATTGAAGATGCCTGGTTCTTAGATAGTGCATTACAATATTCTGGAAGTGCAACGACTTCTCTTTCTGGATTAGATCATCTTGAAGGTCAAACAGTTTCTATTTTAGCAAATGGATCTACACACCCTGATAAAGTTGTATCAAGTGGCGCAATAACTTTAGATAGATCTGTTACAAAAGCAACGGTTGGATTAAAATATACTTCTGCTTTACAAACAATGCGTATTGAAAGTGGATCAGCTGATGGATCAGCACAAGGTAAAGTAAAAAGAATACAAGAAATTACTACAAGATTTTTTCAAACAGTTGGTGCAGAATTAGGATCTAGTTCTACAAGCACTGATCTAATACCTTTTCGTGATAGTTCGATGGCAATGGATACTGCGGTTGAATTATTTACTGGTGACAAACAAATAGAATTTAATGCAGATTATGAAACTGATGGTTTTATTTATATTCAACAACAACAACCATTACCAATGACTATAACTGCAATGTATCCGCAACTTAATACTTACGATGGTTAATGGAAGTTAGACCATTTTTAAAAGAACATGGGTACGTTGTTTTTAGTGAAATAAATAATCAGTTAATAGGTCGTCAAACAGATCTATCATTTATTGATAGTTTAGAAGTTGGAGATTGTTTTACAGCTGTTATGGATAATAGACCGATTATTTGTGGCGGTGTTATAGAAATGTGGAAAGGTTGTTATGATGGTTGGGTAATTACTACTCACCATGCAAATAAATATCCGTTTCAAATAGCAAAGCTCATAAAAAAATATGTTGATGATTTAATAATTAAACATGAGATGCATCGATTACAAACAGCAGTGCTGAAAGGATATACGCAAGGTTATAGATTTGCAGAATTTTTAGGAATGAAACAAGAAGGTATTATGGAAAAGTATGATTACATGCAACAAGATTACATAAGATATGCGAGAATAATATGTCAGCAGTAGCAGTAGGAGCACAAGTAGCTGGAACATTGTTAGGTTCTTATGGATTATTCCAGGCATCTAATATGACTGGTAAAACTGGAGAGTATAATCAAAAGGTTTACAACTATAATGCCGATCTAAAAGATCAAGATGCAGAACTTATATTAAAACAAGCTAAGTTTGATGTTCAAGAATTTACAAAAGACTTTAACAAGTTTCAAAGTTTTTCCAAAGTAGCTTATTTAAAATCAGGTGTGGTTATTGATGATGGTACACCATTAGAAGTATTAAAAAACAATGCGAATGAAGCACAACTGGAAATAGATAAAATTAATTTTAATGCAGCACTTGGTGAAAGAAACGCAAAGAACCAAGCAATGAATTTACGAATGCAAGGAGAGATGGCAATGCAGATGGCACGAATGACTGGTTACACGCAACGTATGCAAGCATACTCTAGTTTACTTTCTGGTGGTGCTAAATCATACGCAACATACGATAAATATTATGGAAGCTCTGTGTAATGGTTAAGATACCTGATATAGATAATTTAACAAGAACAAGGTTAGCTGCTACGCCAAATGCACCAGCTAACTTAACTGTTAGTCCAACTGCTTTTTCTGGATCAATGCAAACGCTAGCAGCAAACACCATTAAAACTGGTGATGCAATAGCTGCGTATGCAACAGCGATACAAGACAAAAAAAATAAATCTTTATCAAATGAACTTCTCATAGAATCAAAAAAACAACTTAATAGTTATGAAAACGAATTGTATCGTGGAGCAGAAAATGATGATGGAACTTTTACAGCTTATGAACCATCGCAATATGAAAGTTTATTAGAAGCAAAAAAAAATGAAATAATACAAAATGTTATTAAAAGTGATAGCAGAGTTACCAGTGGTGTGTTGCGTGATAGTATTGTTACAAATTTTAATCTAGAATATTTATCTAATCAAAGACGAGTTTTAAAAGAAGCTAATTCAAGAATACAAAAAACTTTTGTCATGGAAAGCATGAACTTGATTGATGTGTATTCACAAGATCTTGGTGAACTATCATCTAATACTAACTTATCTCGAGAAGATTTAATTTTAGAAATTGATGCAATAGAAGATAAAGTTAACATGGCTATAGAAGGTATGAGTGATACTGTTGCTGCAACAACATTGATAAAAACAAAAGAAGATTTTTACAAAAATGCAGCGAATGTTATGTGGCAAAGAAGAACGCATGATATGCCAATACATCAGCTTATAACTTTAGTTGATAATATTAATCAATTTGGAATAAAAGATGCAGCATCAGAATTAGCAATTATTTCACCAGTAGAAGCATATACATTTAGTAAACTAGGCTTATCTAATCCTGGTGCTATACAACAAATATTTGATGCAAGTATTGATGCAAAAATGTCATCTATCGACAACATAGATAAGATAAATAAAAAAGAAGAAAGAATAGTTAAAAAAGAACAAAACAAACTTATTAGAGGTATTTTACTTACACCAAAAGATGATGATAATTTTGATGATCTTGCTGGAGCCTATTTAGATAAGTTAGAAAAATTAGATCCAGGTGTTGTTGATGCAGCTACCATTTTAAAAATGAGACAGTATGTAAATGGTGAAACAGTGTTTGCTGATACAACAGTGCAAAGTGTTTTTAATAATTTATTACATAACATAACTATAGGTCAGGCTACTATTGCAGATGTTATGGCAGCTACTGGAGATCTTACACAAGAAGATTTTAAATATCTGATGGGTAAACAAACAAGCATATTAGACAAAACAGAAAGAAGATTACAAGGCTTAATACTAGGTGATTTTGGATATGCAAAAGAACAAGTTACAGATACCGATGATGAACTTCTAAATATTATAGCTGGTGTATCAGCTCAAACGCAAAATGAATATAATGAATGGTTACTTAACAACAGAAATATAGCTGGATCAGAAGAAGATAGAGAAAAAGTAACAGAGCTTAGAGCAAATGCAAAAGAAAATATTAAAAATGCAATCATACTAGATCTTAATCTTGCTATGCAAAGTATAGGAATAGATACATCAAAAGTAGATTTTAATGATTTACCAAATTTATTGAATGAAATTAATAAAAAATTAAATGAGTCACAACAAGACGAAACATCTATTACTTTAGATAATGGAACAATAATACCAAAAAAATCAATCGAAGGATTAAAATTTTTTATTGCTGATAAAAGTAAATTTATAAAAAAATTAGAAGGTACTAAATGAACGAATTAGATAGAAATGTAAAAATGTCAAACCTGATGGGTAATGCCATGTATACTGATTTTGTATCTAAACAACCACTCGATCAACACAAAGAATTAGCTTTATACTTTGATTGGGATACTGGCATGAAACATACAATCGCAACAGATGAGAATGATGTTGTAACACTTGTACGAAGTGAACCAGATGAAACAATCAATGAAGTAAAAAACAAAGTTACTAACGGTGAAGAATTAGAACCAGGCTTTTTAGAAAAAATGGGTAACATGGTTAAAGGTGTTGCTAAGTGGTCAATGAGTTCAACAAAAAAAGATTGGTACACTGCAATTTCTAAAGCTGGTTTTGCATTCAGTGATACCTTGGAACAAGGAAGTAATCTAATTACTGGTGGCAACATCAAAACTATTTTTGAAGATCAACCAAGAATATTTAGAATGATAAATCCTGATACTGGTTCTGACATTTCACTCAAAGTTTCTAATAGAGATATAAAAAATAATTTTTCGGATATGATGCCTGAGTTTCAACCAGGTGCAAAGTATCACCCTTTTGATCAAGATGGTAAATTAAAAGAAGGTTGGCAAGAAATATCAACAAGTGTTTTTGAGAGCGATAAAATGAAATACGAAACAGAAGCATTTACACCAGCTGCATTAACAGAATACTTAATTCAATACGGTGCTCCTGGCATGGGTATTTATCAATATCTTGGTAAAGTAGATAAGTTGCGTAAGATGCCTTTTACAAGAATAATTTTAGCAGAGCTTGGTGTAGAGTTTTTAGGTGCAACACAAAAAAAAGATGACATCAATTTAGCAAACTTATTACAAAACTTTGGTGTGTTTGAAAATCCAGATACCGTTGCCAACTTTATGCGTGAAGCTATTGCAGCTGATATGGATGATACAGTCTTTGAAAGAAAAGTAAAAAACATGGTTGGTAATGCACCTTTTGGAGTTGCTATAGGTAGCACTGTTGAAGGTGTACGAATAGCATCACAAATTTTTAAAACCATGAAAAAACTAAAATATAACAAAGAAGGCAGAGAAATACTTGCCGATATAAATGGTTATAGTATTTCTAAAAATCCTGAAACAAATGGAGATTTTTCAGTTAGTGATAAGAATGGTGTAGTCTTAGCATCATTTAAAACACAAGAAGAAGCGGATCAGTTTGCTGCTACTTCCCCAGGCAACTTAGAAGCTAAATCACTTTCAGCTGCTGCTACTCCTGAAGAACAAAAAAAAAATTTTACCTATCAAGGTTTTAAAGTAGATCCTGAAACAGATGAATTTAAGTTACAACAAGGTTTACCAAAAAATGTTAAAACAAAAGAAGATTTATCAAATTTAAAAAATCAAGTTGATACACTAACAGTAGAAGGAGATGCTGGTAAATTTTGGTATGAAAAATCTGGACAAAAAATTTTACAATCAGTACAGGGTGACAAACTCGAAGCAGAAAAAATTATTAAATTAATTGCTTTATATTCTTCTAATGCTGCACCAACTCCAAATACAGCAGCTGCTTTAAAAGCATATTATCAATTTTTAGATGGCAAACCTATTAATGCTGGTATGGGAGCTTTAGATAAAAAAGCAACAGCATTGTTATATGAAGGTAAAGATTTTGCTGGTTATAAAGTTAATAATTTTTATAATAATTTAATGATGGAAGTAGATCCATCTAAAGTTAATAAAGAAGCTATAACGACTGATAGATGGATATTAAGAGCTTTTGATTATGAAACTACTGGTAATCCAACACAACCACAAATAAATTTTATAGAAACAACTATTAATGAAGTAGCTGAACAAAGAAACTTGACACCATATCAAGTACAAGCAGCTATTTGGGCAAGTATAAGAGCTGGTCGTGATCCTAAAAATATAGCAGAGCTAGCTGGTGATGATTTTGAATTGGCAATAAATAAAAATTTAGGACAAATTTCTTGGGAAACTGCACCAGGTGCTAAGTACAATTTTTTTCCAGAATATCAATCAGCTGATGCAAGTGTAAAAGCTGAATATCATTTTGATTTAACTAAAGCTATTAGTGACGATAGTGGAGTAGATTTAATTGCAAAAAGACTTGGATTAATTACACCAGATCAATTTAATACAGCTGGAGTTTATCAAAATAGTTTAGGTGAATTGGAATTTAATCCTGGAACACAAACACAGTTCGTTGCTCCAGTAGCTACAGGTTCAGGAAATGTTACACTAAAAGGTGGTTTTGAAGCAAGAAGTGCAATTGATCCATCAGCAAAAGAAATCATCGAAGCATACTCTTACATCAAAGGTAAATTATTAAATCAAGAAGCTGTTGCTTATCATCGACCTGTTTATAATGCACAAAAACAATTATCTAATGGTTTAGAAATAAAATATGATCTATCAAATGACGAACTTAAAAATTTAACAATAGCGTTAAATGAAGAATTTTCTAATTTCCCTGGCTTCGTAGTTCCTATTGGTTCACCAGATGGATTTAGATTAATTATAAATCCAGATGTTACAGGATATTCAATAACTGATTTTCAAACAAAAGCATACAATGCAATAAATAAAACCATTAATGTTGAAGATAAGGATGTTATTGCATTTAGCACAAATTCAGGTTATGTAGATATAGATGACTATAAATTTGAAAAATTTGAAAGTGGCTCCGAAGAACCATCCGATTTATACAGGAAAATATCAAGCATACTCAGTGAACTCCAACCAAGGGTCGAAGAAGTCTACAAAAAATACGAAACAGAATACGGTTGGACAAGATAATAAAGAGAATAAAAACTCTTAAAAAAACACTACACAAACTACAAAAGTTATTATAAGAAAGGATAAGATGGCACTCCTTCGTGAGTGCTTTTTTCATTTAAAGATATGGCGTTTCCAAAAGATCCAATGGATCAACAAAATTCGTTATTAGATGCAGTAAAAAAAAATACCACATTAGGTGTAACAGATATTGCAGATAGTA